ATGGGTTATATTCAATTTCTTCCCTTCGGCGGTTACGCCTATACCAGTCAGGATTAACGACAAACCGTTTTAAATCTTTATGCCAGCGGACAAACTCAAAGTTGATAGGATTGATTTCGATAATCTGACCCAGCATGTTATAATTAAAATGCAGCGCAAATCCTTTGAATAAAGCTTTACTACTTGCAACGTGCCGGAGAATATCCCACATTGTCTGACCATCGCGGTTAACAACCGTATCCATCCCAGCAAATCCTTCACCGGCCATAAAAGCGGCAAGCGTATCAATAGCGGATGAGGTTGTCCCGGAGCGGAGCGCAATAGCTTTAACTTTGTTAGGGTAAAGGTTGTCGTAGTCGTAAGGGATTATCCTGTCTGCCGGAAATTTAATATCAACATATAACCGCTCAACGTGAAGGGTGCGCTGAATAGAATTAACGGCAATCTTTAGATCGCCGTTATTCAAAGCTTGTTCGCGCCGTTCTATTGTCGAGCCGTTGTTTTCCATTACTCACCGAAATAATAATCTGATTTAGAAGCAGATTCGATGAGCTTTTCAATTTTTTCAGGAACAGGTATACCCTTAACAAGTAGTGCCTGCTCATTAGAAATTGCAGCCCGGACGGTGCGAACCGGAACTTTGCCGGAACATTTTTTCAGTTCGGTTTCCAGTTCATTCATTTCTTTGTTCTGCTCGTCCTTCAGTTTAGTTCCTGAGAGAGCTACGAACTTAAGTGCGGTGTAGCGGTCGTATTTACCATGATCAACGGGCAGGCTTTTTGCCTTTTTTTCCTTTACTGGTTCCTGAGCTGCCTCCTTCGGCTGCTCCTGAGCTTTCGTTTCCGAAGCCTGAAACTGAGTTTTCTGTGTCATAAGATTTTTTGTTGATTTTCCAGCAAGTTAATAGTTTTTCTTGCAAATACAATGGCAGGGCGTCGAAATCAACGCGCCTGCCTTTGTGGTATATCCTTTTATCTTCGAACATTACGCTGAGAGTAATGAAAGAATATCAAAAGTTGATTCAATAAGTTGTGGAGCTGCGATCTCTGGCGGGTCGTTGTCAGGAGTTTTTATAACTGCCTGAAACGTTCCACCGGTATCAGCGTCACCGGGGTTCATCTGAAAGTCACTCATGCGCATCCCTACGTTACGGCCATACATGAGGGCCTTTCCGTTAGCAAGCGGAACCAATGCCACGACTTTCTGAAACCTCATTCGGACAGCATTTTCAACACTCAACTGAGTAGCATCCAGAACCCGAAGATCAACTGTGTGATCAAATCCATCAATTGCACTAACACCGCGAAACGGAGAAGTTGCAATTATCTGAACCGATCCTTTCGGAGCTTCGAACTTGTACCCGTAAGTGCCAGCATCGAGAGTTATTGTTTCGATCTCATGACTTACTGCATCTTCAGTGATTGCACCGTTATCAAGATCATCCTTGTTTATCAGGATCACGTAGTCTTTGATACCACCCTGCACAATTGCAGCACCGTCAAAGGCCGAACCGCGATCTATTTTTACATTTGTTGGCATAGCTTAATATTTTAAATAGTATCTGCAATTTGAAATAATGCAAGTATCATTCGCATTTCCATCAGCCCAAAGCCTGTAGTATTTGTACCGAGGCGGTGATTGATACAATTCACGACCGACAGCAGAAGCACCGGAAACCCCTAGCGTATCAATGTTATACCACTGGTTTGTAGTATAGCACCCTTGCAAATAGAAGGTAGCTGAATCGTGTGCAGTGGTAAAAACAAAACCTGCGACACCCTGATAAATACCACTTTCTTTTGTTCCGGTAAAATACACATTTTCGTTTCCTTTTGTGCTATCGGTAGCGAACACCTGATTAGCAGCCTGACCGCTCACCATCAGGCAAGCAGTCAGAGCTATTAATATTGCTATCAGTCTCATTACTCAACTTTTTTATAAAGTCCCGTAACATTATACAACCTCACAGTGTCACCTGCCGCACACGTAGCCGCTAACCTGTAATAAAGGTATATCGGCGGAGTTGTGTATAGCACTGTGTAACCGTCAGTTGTAGTATAAGCTAGTGCAGCCGTGCCGGTCAAATTCGTAGCATCTGCGAAGTCGCTCCTGTTTGCTCCCTGAATCCTAAGAAGCGAAAGTGAATCGGCAATGTCAGTTTTTGCAAAGCTGAATGAAACCACACCTGCATAAAGTTCAATCTTGTTTCCGGCCATCGGAAAATAAACCGTTTCTGCACCTTTTACGGTATCAGCGGCAAATTCTTTGACAACTTTCTGAGCGTTAAGTGTCAGACCTAGTCCGACAAGCATAACTAAAACAAGTAATTTTCTCATGTTACACAGGGGTATAAAGTAACAGTTCTTCAGATACCCGGTAGTTTGCATCGGCTTTGTAATCCAGACGCAGGAACCACTGACGGGAGTTGTTGGCAACTTTATCGACAACAACTGATTCAGATTCAGGATCGATCCAAACACCCATATTCAGGTTTGAATCTTCACCACCAGTAACCTTTGCGCCGACAATGTGATGACGGGTCAGACCCTGGAAATGTTTAATCTTTTTCATGTTATACATCTCTTCCATGCCCATACCGAACACGCCGACAAAAGCTTGTTTCAGTGCGGTATTGGCTGACTGCATAGTTTTCCAGTCAGTTGTATTGACATGGAGAACAAAATCAGGATCATCAATAAAATGATCAGGAATAGCAGCCCAGCAAGCGGCAAGAATATCCATGAAGTTTGCAGCGGTGATATTACCGGCGGGAGTTGGCTTGATGACGTTTACATCAGCAATCGCCCTGGTAATAATTCCGTTGAATTTATTCAGTGGATCGGCAGCAGGAAGGGTAGTATCACCTTGCCAGAACAACCGTGCCATCTGAGTTCCGATTCCGTTTTTATACAGATCCAGAATTGCGTTCAGAAGTTCAGCGTTCAGTTCAAGGTTTGTAAAATCACCTATCGACTTCCATTTATTCCAGATGTTATGGAATGTAGTCGGAAGGAAGGTTTCATACACAGTCATCGGCAGCGGGTCAAGTGTACGCTCAGCGTAACTTGTCGTTGCTGTTTCCCCTGCCGGTGCGCCTGCCTGATAGTCGCCTATCGGGTTAGCTGTCTGGCTGAGACGTGGCAGAGCCTTATGACTTGAAATGTCAGTAATCAACTTAGCTGCGCCCTTGGCGATAACTTCGTTGCCTACACCGGTTACTTTATAGAGGTTCTCTAAAACTTCGCCGTTGTAATTGGTATTCGTTAGTGTTAGTGCCATGACTTACGCAGTTCTTGATTTGACAATTTCTTGACGTATGCCCTCAGTTACAGCCTGTAACTTCTCATGCACATCACCTTTTACCTCAGCTTTACCGGAATCGGCAGGGCCTTTCCCTTTGGGCGGGATGTGAGTGCTTTTAATCGAAGCGAGAGTTTTTTTCATCTCTTCAACTTCTGCGATAGTTGGCTGAATTGCGGCCATAACAGCAGCTACGACAGCGGCAGTGTCAACCGAAGCGACAGCAGCAGCAGGAGCGGGATCAACTACATCGGTAATTGTTCCACCTGTTACCATGATCTTACGACCATCGGCAAGTTCATACTCGCCATCTTCGAGCGTGGCAGCTCCCAGAGGCGCAACCTCGACACCTGTAGCGGCTACCTCTGCATTCATCAGCAGATTTTTGCCGTCTTTCAGAGCGAGAACATTAAGAACGTCGGCCTTCCCGGCATCCTTTTTAAAAGGGTTCTTCATTTTTTCTTCAAGTTTAATTAATAATGTGTTATTTATTTGCCCGCGCGCCTCTGTAATAAGTACGCTTGCGGCTATTTTGACACCGGATGAAACTACCCGGTCAACAAAACCAAGTTCATAAGCCTCTGAAGGGGTCATCCAATCAGAAGCTTTCATAAGTTCTTTTATTTTTGCGTCTGCCAGTCCTGACTTTTCGCGGTACATCTTAACCATAACCGCATCAGTTTTGAGCAGGTCGGAAGCCGCTTTTTGAAAATCATACACGTTGCCGGTCATTTCCTTCCATCCGTTATGAATAAGGAATAACGCATTATCGGAAATCTGTACCTCGTCGCAGGCTATCGCGATGACGGTACCGGCCGAAGCTGTTAAACCAACAATATTAGCAACTGTCTTTTTAGGATGAGTTTTGATAAGGTCGTGAATGGTTATCGCGGTAGCAAGATCGCCACCCAGGGTAGATATCTCAAACTGAATATCTTCGGATTTATTGGCATTTAGAAAAGAACGGACACCGTCTACAGTTATACCGCCCTCCTGACCAACATTATTGAAAAGCTCAAAGATTTTCATGAGCTTAAAAGTAAGCGCAAAAAAAAAGCCCCACAAGAAAATGCGAGGCGTAAAAGCATGATGCGGAAAAAATGGTTTATTCGTTATCGGTAATATATTCAGTTTTTCCTAAATAATACCTGTTACCTTTGGCGAATTGATGAGAATTGTAAGCATTTTTACCATGATTTTTTGCATAACTTGTCCGGGTCTGTGCATTTAAAATATCTTCATGCAAGTATTTAATAATTGTAATAATATCTTCATTTTCAAAGACTCCGTCATGAACAAGTTGTGAAAAAACTTGCAGTAAGTCTTTTTTATCAAACCCATTATTTTTCACAAGCTCAACTATTCTATTCCTTATCTGTTCTGATGTTGCCATGTTATGAAAGTTTTTTCATTGTGTTTATACACTAGTTAGCGGTAATATGGGCTAA